AATGCGTCCACCACCTGATTGCAGACTGCCCACCAGGATAATTCAGCCAGCGATAATTCCCGCTCCTGCGTGCCATTCATTACATGGCGTATGACGTCAATCATCCAGGCTGTCAGATTTTGTTGAGTAAGTTGCTCAAGTGATTCGGAGGTCTGGTCGCGCAGCTGGTTGTCGCAGTGCCAGCACAACACCATTGCGCCAGCACCGTAACTGTGAATAACGGTTTCGCTGTGATGATAATCGCCGTGTGGCCACTGGCAGGATTTCACGTGACGTAATAACCAGTCAGACAGTGCACCAGCGCCGCCAGCTGCACGAATCACCCGCTCATCGCTGAAAAATGGCAGCAGTGATTTATCTTCCGCCAGCGGCTGGCGAACAGCAGGAACCGCTCCAGATGGCAGCGCCCGCATGTTTTTCGGTTCCGGCTCCACCAGCACCCTGCCGCGATGAAAAACTGGCAATGATTCACGACCGGGCTTAAGGACCACCAGCCCGAGTTCCGGAACCAGAACAGGTCGAAGTAATACCCGCACATTACCTCCAGACGCGCTGACGGTAGCAGGCATGTGTCCGTGGCAGATGTGCACGAACAGGAAGATATACAGAAACGGTCCAGGTCAGACGATCAGCGTTCAGACTCCGCTCCACACGGACACCGCGACGCAGATACGCCTCTTGAAGCATATCTGCCTCATCGATCGTACAGAACAGATAGTGAAACCAGCCATACTGAGGCGCACGAAAACGCCTCCCCTGCTTAATTTCCGGGTCGGCTTCAGAATTGTGGGATTTTATGTGTTGTGTCATCGGATTCTCCGGTGACAGCAGGTGTCAGTTGTTCAGGCTGACTGCGCGAATTGTAAGGCAATACGCCGGAATGTACAAACAGAAAACCCGTCAGTAAGACGGGCTTAACAAGCAGGGGCGGTTACTTTAATAATTTCAGTGCCTTTACATCAACTTCAACACTGCTCAGGTCTTTATCAATTTCACCCTCAATTCTTACTTTGTCTTTCGGAGAAACATTCTGCCCGGCCCATACGCTGTCATCAATATCCGTGACAATTGTCCCGCTATTGTCACGAAACTCATAACGTTCATCACCCACTTTTTTAACGATGCTCCCTTCAAGGATAACCCATGCATCATCCTTCAGTTCTTTTGCCTGCGCTACTGTTGAACGCTCTGCTTCTGGCCCCTGGAAACCACCCTGCTGTGCAAAAGCGCCAAAAGACACACCGGAAATAAGTGCTGCAATCAATACCTTTTTCATTCATAGTCCTCTTTCAGAGATGAACATTCAAACAGCATTTTCAGTATGGTAAAGCGCGGGTGCGTTGAGGATGCCTGACACATCAGAGGTGGCGGGAGATTACTCCCCCGCCTGGTCTCTTACTTCTCAGATTCGTAGTCTACGAAGACAGCGACCTCCGTCTGACCGGTTCGGATTCGCACCTCGCAGAGGTCTTTCCTCGTTACCAGTGCCGTCACTATGACGGTTAAACAGATGACGAT